AATGAAGGAGTGTCTTGAGAGAACTCTCTTATTAAATAACCGTCTTCTTTTTTTTCAGAATAAGGTCTACCAGTAACCTGAGAAGTTTGATGATCCACCTAATGATTTCCAATAACGGCCAATGTTACATGACCAATAACCTGCTTTTGTTTTATCTTTCTTTTGAGCACATTTGTGTCTTGCTGCAAAGGATGCTCTAGCTCCTCTTTGCTTTAACTTTACTGAAAGGCCGGTATCACCGAATGATACTTTTACTACGTTTCCTTTTTTATTTTTAACGTATACGTAGAATTTTTTACTACCGCCTCTTTTAGGTTTATTAAGTTGTACTTTTTTACCTCTATACTCTGCTTCAGGTATATAGTCTACAGAAGCTTTTAACATATCAAAGCCTGAGTAATCAAAAGTTTCATTTTGAAGTTTAACTGCCTGTCTAAACTTACTCATATCTATATTACCTCCTATACTTTCAACTAGCTCTTTAACTAAATCATAATCTATCATTTCATCTATAGAAGTAGCTTCATCGATAGTCTCTTCATTTTCTATCATACTATCTATCATACAGCCTATTTCGAATAGAGCATTCTTATCTGGAGATACCATAGGTAAGTCAAGAGGAACTCTCATTCCATTATAGTCTCCGTATTCTCCTATGTCGGTAGTCTCTAGTAGCTCTATATCTTCTTCACTAAGTTCGATTTCTTCGTTTCTATGCGCTTCTCTTGCCTCTTTGAATAATTGTATAAAGGCATCAGAGTTATAACGATAGACATGCTCATGCAATGATAGACCATTGTCTAAATGATATTTTAAAGATGGGTATCCAACTATGTCTTTTAATTTTATCATATTAATCCATTTCAGGGTGAAATAATAATTTTATAACCTTAGCTTCTTTAGCGACTGATTTACCATCTATTTCTACTTCTATAGGGTATGGTTCAAATTTATCAGCCCAATATGCTACATCGTAACTCTTATCTTTATTATTAGTTACTAATAAGCCTCGGTTGTATTTATCTTCTTCTGCTTGAAGTACCATCTGTTTATCGATAGGTAAAATTATATCCCCCATTAATTTTATATTACCTTCTTCATAATCATCTCCATGATTATCTTCTTCAAGTCTGTACTGGTTAGGATTTTCTAGAGCGGCAACTAAAACATCTAATACATTTTCATCTTCGATGCTCATAATTTTATCTATAATAAAGTCAGCATCAGTTTGTTGAAGCATATCTTGTAGCTTTCTTTTTGCTACTCCTAATTCTTCTTTTAGTATTATATCAATTAGTTTCATCCTTAAAATCCTTTCGGTAAAATTTACCGAGTATATTATCGTTTATATGAGCACTATAAGAGTCCTCAAGTACGTTGTTTATAAATAGGTGCTTTGTCTCATAATAAGTTAATAGCTTTTTATTAGGTACAAACTCTAATATTCTTTTTTCCCAATTCTCACCTGCTTGATCTTTTTTAGCAAGAGCAACTATTTCTTTTTGAGAACCAAAATAGTCTTTCCAGTCAGATTCAGTTATTACTTTTTGTTTGAGAGGTGTTCTACCGCCTATCCCTTTTGCCTTTCTTTCTTCTCTTAATGCTTCTAAAGCTCTTTTACCTAGTCTTTTGTTACGTTCAAAGAATAGGACTTTCTTACCTATGTAACGGGTATCTGTTGGTTTGTATCTAACCTCATAGATGAACCCATAGGTATCTTTTGGCATATCTGAAATATCAGTGATTAACCTCCCTTGGTAAGTCCAAGAGGGTACTGTTGGCATATTATCCATATTTTGTTAGTCGCTAGATTTTGCTTTTCAGCTCATCTATCTGTAACTGTTGCTCTTTAATCGCTTGTATAAGTAACGCGACAATTTTTTCATAACGAACTGCTTTGTAGCCTGTATCTCTATCTACTACTACTTCTGGCAGCACTTTTTCGATTTCTTGAGCGATAACACCAACATCATGACCGCTATGCTCAGAACTATTATTCCAATCAAATTCATATCCACCTATTTGATTTATTTTATCTATTGCACCTCCTATCGGAGTTACATTATCTTTTAATCTTTCATCCGAAGTAGAGAAAGCAGTTACATCCCCGCTAACTTCTACTGAACCGCTAAAGAATGAACCTGTGCTAAAAAATAATCTATCATTACTATCATCCCAGGTCATTGATACATCTGAACCGCTAATGTGGAATCCTCCTCCATCTGCATTAGCAGAAGTAGTTGAACCACTAGCTACAGATATTAATTTATCTTCTATATTTAACTGAGTAATTTGCAATTCAGTTCTAGTACCAGTAACTGTTAAGTCACCAGCTACAGTAAGATTATTAAAAGTAGGACTATCGCTACTACCCATAAGGTTCACATCTACATTTACTCCATTGAGTTTTATCTGACCTTGAGCATCACCTTCTGCAGACGAAGAAACTGTTCCTTCAGCACCAGAAGCTCCTTCTACTGCTGTAATTCTAGTACTAAACGAACCACTAGCTTCAGCAAAAGAACCTGTTATCTCAGTCTTATTAGCTTTTCCAGTTGATACTATTCCTATATTAGTTTCGTTTGTAGTAATACTAGCAGCAAGACTTGCTGAAGTGGATGTAAACGAACCAGAAATTATAGTACCTGTAAGTGACCTTATTAATGTAGCATTATCACCTAATGAACCTGATATTGCTGCTCCGGTTAATGATCTAATTAATGTAGCATTATCACCTAATGAACCTGAAACAGATGCTGCTGTAATACCTCCGAATGAACCAGAGATAGAATCAGAATTAAGAGATCTTATAAATGCAGAGTTAGGCCCTAATGAACCACTTATTTCATCGGCAATTTGATCAGAGCTTGATACTAAAGTATTGCTTAATTCAGTTTCTGCAGTTGTTATTCTTGTACTAAAAGAAGAACTAGCTTCAACAAATGATCCTGATATTTCATCTGCTATTTGATCTGATGAAGATACTAAGGTTTTAGCGTTAAGAGTATTTATGGCAGTCTCATGTGATGCGCTTGCTGCAGTTAAAGTAGCTATAGGAACAGCAAATGAAGCTGATTGAGCTAATCTTACCCAGTTACCTCCATGAGCATAGTATGCTGAACCTGTTGCATGTACATGAGCAAACATACCGTGATATGTAGTTGCAGATGGTAGATTATCAAATTCATCATAATGGAATCTAATTTTACTAGATTGACCAGTAGATTCAATAATATTAGTAGTAGTATATTGTCCGGATACGTTTAAACTACCTGTAAGTGTTTGAGAGCCGGTTACTAATAAACTACCAGTAATTTGATGAGTATCATTACTATCATCACCGAATATAGTAGAACCAGATTCAAATATAGTTGACGAAGAAATTATCTCAGTATTAAACTGTTGTGCTGTTATATCACCAGTTACTAAAAGTGAACCGGTTACTGAAGCTACTCCTGTTGTTGATGAACCGCTATATCCAATCCAAGTTGGTCTTACATCTATTTGTTTTTCGGCTCCAGAGCTTTCAGAAGTAAATAATGATAGTTGTCCGGTAGTAATATCTACCGAAGAGGAATTAATTAAATTCCTTAAGTTGTCATCCATCTCTGATTGAGTCAGAGCTGAACCTTTTGCTATCCTAAGAGTTATCTGAGACATAATTTTTAATTTACATATCTAATTTTACTACAAATGTCATTTCAGTACTATCAGATTTAGGTATCGGTTGACCAAACTTAGCTACTGCTAATAATTCATTTGAATCGTTATATAATCCTACTGTCGTAATATAAGGTTGAAAAGCACTTCCTGTAACGTTGTTATGAAGTATACCTTCTGAACCTGATATTGCTGATGGATGTTGAGTAAAATTTAATTCATGATCTTTTACTTGACATCTAATATTATATGTATAAATAGGGTGGGATGCTTTGTATTGAAAATCTAAATCAGTTCTATAATAATCTAACATACTTCCTGAAGTAAGAGTAAATAAACCGTGAGGGTAAATTATGTCTCCTACTTTAAAACTACCTGTAGTAGATAGAAAATCAGAAGATGATATAACTAAATTTCCTTCTCCATCATCTACTATTTCAGCTCCAGGTCCTGATCTTAATAATTCTTCAGGAATAGGAGCTTGAATATAATCATCAGAGCTTTCAGGTAAACCGTCAGCTCCGTCTTCTATATAATTTGCTCCGCTTACAAAAAATGAACCAGAGTATGAATCTAATGCTGCTGCACCAGATACTGATAGTACAAACGAGTTAGGTTTAATTCCTGCTCCTGAATGTTTTCTTGGTACTGAAAATACATTAGCTTTATTAGGTAGAACTCTAAAACCAGTCTTGTAAGATCCGGTAGCAAGAGAAGACATTATAAAGTTATCAAAAGAACCTGATTGTAGATCTTGACCTGTATCAGCAGATTGAGAAATAAAGTTAGAGTAATATAACTGGTATAAACTTTTATATCCAGTATATCTATTAAGAGTTGCTCCCGAATAACCAGTAGATACATGAAACGGATTGACATAATAGTCTCCTGAGCTAGATTCTACATAAAACCCGTCTATATCAAATGTTCTAAATTCATCATCACCGACTACTCGGTAAGACTTATTTGCTTCATAAGATGTTATATATACATCCTGTTTGTTTAACTTTTTGTAAGCTCCCATTCATTAAAAGTCAAGCTTTATACGGACCAATGCTTCTTTAGTAAAATCTTTAAGTAAAGGTCTCGATAATTTAGCAGTTGCTAATAGATCATTATTATCATTATATAATCCAACTGAAGTAGCATAAGCTTGAGGGTTATTAACCATCACGTTATGTCTTAATTCTCCTGAACCTGTTACATTAGAAGGATTAGCAGAATAGTTAAATTCAGCATTTCTTGCTCTTACAAATACGAAGTTAGAAGATATTGTTTCTTCAGAGTTAATCTTAAATGAAGCACCTTTCTTTATAGCATTGAATAATTTTTCAGAACCACTTCCTTCAGTATTCATACTACGTATAGTACCTAAATTTAATCCACCATCTGCAGCTGAACCGTCTAATGCTTTACCGTTCAGTATTATTATACCTACGTCAGGTAAGAAGAAACCGTAAGATCCTGAACCTGCAGAATGACCTGTTGCATTTACTCCTGTGTATACATTTCCTAAACTTCCTGATACTACGTCAAATACTCTACCTGCATCGTTAAAATTAGTAGTTGTAGCTACTTGACTGTTATCAGTTAAATTTAAAAATACGTCTTCACCAGAACCTGATAATAATAAACTAAAAGTACCTGGTAGTAGTTTTTCTTTGTACCTAGCTCTATCAATGGATATTACATAGAAATGAGAACCAGTTTCTGAACCAAATACAAAATTTCCTTCTTCATCTCCCAATACTAATGATCTATATTGACCGTATATAGTTTTAGAAGGAGATGCTCCTGATACTGCTAAATTAAAATGTAGTGATCCAGATCCTACTACATCTCCATAAGCAACTGAAAATTGTACTGCTGCAGTAGTATCATCAGAGGCTGTCTGATAAACATTATAATAATATTGTCCTGATGCTCCTGCTACTTGAGCAGAAGAAGTAAAAAATGTAGCTAGCTCTATAACAGAATTACTCCATACTGGTGCTGTAACGGATTCTGCACTAATTACTATATCTTGAGGGTCAAATCTTTTAAACGACATCTTTTATAAATTAATTAGTTTTTGTAATAGTAACTGGTAATGTAAGACGTGCACCTGAGTCTCTACCTATTACTGTTATAGTTGTTTGTAATTGAGTTCTAGTACCAAATAAAGTATTTATAGCTGTAGCTGTTAAGTTAATTGAAGTACCTATTACTGTTTTAGATACATTTGTACCTACAGTAGTAGTACTATTTAATCTTTCAGCTTCATCAGTATTAATACCTACCCCGGTAAAAGAGCTTAATACTCTAGTATCAGCTATAGTTGCTGTATATCCGTTTGCTTCAAAGCTAGTAGTAGCTCCTAAATAATTTAGCGTTTGAGGGGTAATAGCTAAAGATGCTCCTTGCTTTAATGTAATAGAAGCAAATCCGAGATCTAGTACTGGAAGTTTAGAAGTACCTCTAGGAAGAGTAGTTAGTTTATACTTCATTATTTGGTTTTCATCTGGAAAGGCTTCTAATAACGGCATGTTTTCGATTGCTTCTCCATAGAAAGCAGAACCTGAGGGATGGCTCGGATTGTAAAGTGTGTAGTCGATCTCATCATCTGCTAGAGCAAATTGAGTTATCTTGAAAGAACCGTCCCCTCGTGCTAATAATTCTCTTCCTTTTTTGGTAAGAATCGCATCTACGGTTACTACAGAGTTATTTAAATATCCCATTTCTTTGTGTGTGTTTGTTATAAATATCTATAATAATTAAAATAAATTTGTTTTAAGTTATGATGTATCAGATGGACTTGGTGTTGGTGTTGGCGTTATTGAAATACTAGGAGTAACGCTAGTACTAACAGTTATACTAGGAGTAACACTTGGAGTAACAGATGGTGTTAAAGTTACAGATATAGTTGGACTTGGAGTTGGAGTAGGATCAATAACTAAGTTAGCTGATCTTGCAATAACTAATCCTGCGTTATCAGTTGTTATAACTGCTCCTGATTCTAGGTTAAATATTTTACTATTAACTAATCTACTATATCTATTTACATTATCATCGTAATTATATAGGTAGTGACCTACTTCAGGCACACTTGAAAACGATGACTCAGTAGCAGATGAGCTTATAATTTTAGTATTATCAAAATTAAAATAAATTTGCTCTATTACCCTTTCTTGCGGACTAATAGCAGCTATAGTAGCATTATCAGCGTCATCATTATGAATCGATCCACCAAATCTTAGGAATGATAATCCAGGATCATCCCCTACTACACTCCCACTATCGAGTTTAGAACCATCATATCTAGCATTTATTAAACCTGTATCAGTATAATTAGAATCTTGTACATTAGCTTTGACAGCAGATCTACTTACTATAGCTTGATAATTTTTTGGATTAATTTGATCTTCGTTTCTGTCTACTAAAAATTTAAAAGAATTAGGTTCTAATAGAGTAGCATTACTAATTAATGGTTCAAAATCAGAATTAGTAAACGTTCCTACAATAAAAGGATCAACTAATACAGCCTCATCTACTGAACCTGATGGTATATTATCATACGAACCATTCTGGTCAGAAGTAAACGAACCACTAGAGTTAGTAAAGCTTTCACTTAC